AAACCTAAATTATCTGAACTAGTTGCTGAGCATGGCTTGCAGGAAGAAATGAATGCCATGATGGCGGAAAACCGCCGTAAGCTTACTCAGCAGAATTCCGAACTAGTAACACAACTTGAACAATTAAAGCAAAACACGCATCTTACACAAGAGCAGCGTGATGAATTACAACAACGTATTACCCAACTTGAACAGCAATATTTAACAAAAGAGGAATTAGCAAAACGCGAATCAGAGAAAACACGTAAGCAGTACGAAAACGAATTGAATACGTTCAAACAAGATAATGAACGTTGGAAAGGTTTGTACACATCTTCAACGATTGAGCGATCTTTGCAAGATGCTGCAATTGAAGGTGAAGCTTTACATCCCAGTCAAATTGTTGATTTACTGAGAAATAGAACCGAGCTATCCGAGGTTCTGGAGAACGGCCGTCCTACAGGTCGGTATCAACCAATTATTAAATTCAGTGATGTGACTGATGATGGCAAAAACGTGGTATTGGAGCTTGCTCCGAACGATGCCATTAAAAGAATGAAAGAATTGTCCGACAAATATGGAAACCTGTTTAAAGGTACCGCAGTAAGCAGTACAGGAGGATCGCGTGGTGCTGACGGGTCTGCACCACCAGCGAAAATGAAAGAGGTTATGTCAGATCCGGTTAAATACGCCAAATGGCGGAAAGAGAATCCTGACCTCGACATTTCCAAACTGAAATAGGAGCCGTTAAATGGCTAATTCGTTGGACGCATATATACCAGAACTTTGGGCTAATGAGTCGATTGCTATTCTGGTTGAGAACATGGTTATTGCTAACCTTGTTCACACTGACTTCTCACCATTGGTAGCGAGATTCGGTGATATTGTTCACACTCGCCAGCCTGCGGAGTTCACTGCAAAACGTAAGGTGGATGCTGATAGTGTTATCATTCAAAATGCTAACGCTACCAATATTCCGGTTCCGTTGGATCAGCATTTCCACACATCCTTCATGATTAAGGATGGTGAGGAAAGCAAGAGCTTTAAGATGCTTCGGGACGAGTATCTCAATCCCGCTGTCACCTCGATCGCTCGTGCAGTTGATTTGTGCTTGCTTGGTGAAAGTCATCAGTTCCTTATGAACGCGGAAGGTATTGCTGGTGGACTTACCACTAGCAATATCATTCAGTATATTGTTGAAACGCGAAAGCGTATGAATATCAACAAGGCGTACGAGACAGGTCGTAACCTGATTCTTACGCCTAATACTGAAGCCATTGCGTTGCAAACTGGAACGTTTCATGAAGCAGATAAGGTCGGTGATAATGGCTCTGCTTTGCGTGAAGCTTCTCTTGGTAGAAAGTTCCAGTTTCAGACTTTCATGTCGCAGAACGCACCGTCAACGATTGGTGCTCCTGTGCTCGGTGGCACTTCACCATTGGTTGACTTGGTTGGTGGTTATGCTGCTGGAACGACAGTCGTTCACGTTGACACTGGTGGTTCAGCTTTGAAAGTCGGCATGTGGCTAAAGATTGCTGGAGATGCTATTCCTCACGAGATTACTGCTCTAGGCTCTCTTGTTACGCAGGATATCGATGTCACTATTTCTCCACCTCTCCGTGCAGCAGTCCTTGATGATGCTGTTGTTACTGTTGGTGACGTTGGTCTTGTTAATCTTACTGCAGGGTACGCCGCCGGATACTCCAAGGAACTAGTTGTTGATGGTATTGTTGGTATTGTACCAGTTGGCACCTTGGTAAGATTTGCGACCCCTGGTTCACCTGCGGTTCCTCTCGCTGGTGTATATAGTGTTATTGCTACCACTGAAACTGGTACTGATACCACTGGTATTACTCTTAACAAGCCGTTGCAAGTTGCTGCTGCTGATAACGTTGAGATTAACTTCGGTGTGCCTGCTAACTATAACTTTGCATTCCATCGGAATGCTTTGGCACTAGTTAGTCGTCCTCTGGCTGCTGCTCCTCGTGGCCTTGCTCTATCGAGTGTGGCTAGCATGGCCAATGTAGGTATGCGTGTAACCATTACCTATAATGGTGAACAGCAAGGCGTGTTGGTTACAGTTGACCTATTGTGCGGTATCAAGGTGCTCGATACAGACCTGGGTGCTGTTTTGATTGGTTAATTGCCATGAAACTGCAACATATAAGAAATACTTTATATCGCTTGAAACGGCGTATGGGTTTGCCCATCGCTTATCATGTTATTGATTCCAATGTTACTGACCCGGAAACTGGTCTAAAGACAACTGTATTACGTGTTATAAATATCAAAGAGGCAATTGTATTAGACGCACGAACATTTCGATCTTTTGTTTATGATATAGCTTATTTATCAGCAAACAAAGATTTCACAATGGGTGGTTTTTTCGATCCTGAAGATAGGCGGGTGATTCTTGATCCGAGAGACTTAAAAGCACACGTTCCTAAAATAGAGGATTATTTCGTTTTTAACAATGCACGCTATGATATAAAAGAAGTAAATACATTTGAAAATAATTTCGGTTATGAATTATTGGGCCGCAAAGTACGTGGCCAAGAAGTAACAAGAATAGTAACACGTTTGTCTGGATTAATTCTAACAGATGAAGCTAGTGCTGTAGTGGTTGATAGATTGACTAGAGAAGCATCGAATACTTTAGTATTCACTCAATCACTGGTGGAGAACGTCTAATGGCTGCTATTATTAGACATTCTGCAAGCAATACCATGCAATTATTACATGGCACTATTATCGAATTATTGCCGGAAGAAAAACATCCTGATTGGGTACGTTGGGTTCATGCATCAGTTAATAAACATTTTCTAACGAACAAAGGTTCGCTACCTATGTACCTGGAAGGGGATGAACGGACCTTTCAAGACGAAGCGGAATTCTATGAGCTTCGTATTGATGGTCCGTTCATTTTCCAACCACAGAAATATGAATACATTCTAGACTTTGAAATAAATACTCGTCCAAGCACACATGGATGCACAGAGGCTTTATAATTTGCAGGAAGCAATTGGACAAATAACAAAAACCTTTACTAATGCAATTTGTGTTTTTAAATATGGTGATTATCTCTTTGATGACCAAAGTCTAGTTGGCACATTGAGACTTAGAACTGATACCAATGAACGTGTTGAAATTAACAATTTTGGAATAGTTAAAGAGAATACTCGTTTAGCTCAAGCTAAAGTGGAAGTTCACTAACGAATGGAGATTTCTAATGGCTCAAATTGACATCAAAGAGACAACGATAAAGTTCTTCGACGGTACACTTGGTACTGTCACAATTGATTTTACCGCTATTGAAGCGGACATGGTCTTTACTGCTAAGAGCAAACACATTGGTACTGATAAAATTAGTATCACGTTTGTTGATCCTGGTGGTACAACCGCTGTATTAGGAGTAGTGGTAACTGGTCGTGATATTGTTGTTAATCTTGGCAGAACAGCGAGTGCAGTAGATACTACTGCTGCTTTAGCTAAAGCAGCAATTGAAGCTTTGCCAGCGGCTCATGCTTTGGTAACTGTAGCATTTGCTACGGGTGAAGATGGCACAGGTTTGCTGAACGCTATAGCAAAGACTTTGCTAGCTGGACAAAAGAGTGCATCGGTTAAGATCGGTGAAGGCACTCTTAGTTACTCTGAAAAGCGTCCAGTGGAATTCACTCGTGACCGTGGTATCTTGGACACGGTTCGATTGGCTGACGAGGAGCCAATGGATCTATCGCTCGATGCTACGTGGGAATATATTACTGGAGAAACTGGTAGTAATGCTCCCACAATGGAGGATATTCTGAAAAAGATCGGTGAAGCCGATGATTGGGTTACTAGTGCTGATGACCCATGTCAGCCGTATTGTGTTGATATGGAATTGCATAATGCACCAGATTGTGCTGCCGTACCAAATGAAATTATAACATTTGAGGAATATTATTATGAAACTTTGGATCACGATCTACGTGAAGGTACTATAGCAACTTCTGGTCGATGCAATCGAAAAACTGCTGCTGCACGTCGTGTTTTGGCTGCTGATGTTTCTTAATAGGAAAATAATATGAAATACAAGGGTAAGAAATTAACTGGTCGTAATAGCGATATATTGGTCTTGCCTCGTGGTAATGATCGTATAGTTTTCAAAGCAGAAGCTATTGATAGTTATGATGAATTTAACAAATTATGTCCACAACCTACAATACCAACTAAAATGTTACCTGGAGGTATAAAAGAGCCTAATGCAGCTGATCCAACTTATCGTACAAATTTAACAATATATGGAAAAAAGAAATTGGATTTCTGCATACTGAAATCTCTTGCTCCAACAACTGATTTGGAGTGGGAGAGAGTAGATATGCAGAAACCCGATACTTGGCATCTTTATATCGATGAATTAAAAGAATCAAATATATCAGAGAACGAAATATCAAGAATTATTGATCTATGTTTACGAGTTAATTCGCTTGATGATGATATGCTTAAACAAGCGAGAGAAGATTTTTTAGCAGAAGCCCCTCCGCAAGAGGCGTAGTATTACCGAAGGGGCGTACTGTTAAATATATGATATGGCGATTCTGTGAACGTTTCGGTATTTTACCCCCTGGTATAGAAGCTGTTTATAATGCTAATGCTGATTGGCAGAAAGCTGAAATGCTTTCCTATGAAGGTATAAGGGAAGTAGAATGCCAAACATTAGATTCGCAATAAGATTACAGTCACCTACTCTAAGTATAAAATATTTAGAAGATGTTAAAAAATTCATGGAGGAGGAGCAGTTAATAGCTATTAAGAAATGGGTAAAAACAGCAGTTAATAATACACCAACGTATACTGGTACATCTCGTGGTACCTTTCGTAAGCTTGGTAATAGGGTTGGTCATAACGTTGTTATGGGCCTTATTAAAGGTAGCAGGGAAGGTGCCCAGAAAAAGAAATATTTCACACATAAAGGTAACAAGGTTCTTTTAGGCTTTGACCAAGGTGCTGAACATAGCACTTTTGAAATTAAGCGTACACGGCGTGGTGGAAATTTCTTTTATTATTTCAGGTTCAGTAGAGACGAATTGTTAAAATATCCAGATTGGAATG